ACAGGCTTTGGATCAGTGAGGAATTTTACTTCGCACTCCTGTCCCTTCTCAAGGCCACGCATCAAGGATGGCGTGCCCAGGCTATACGTCTTGTCTTTGGCTAAGCTCATATCTGTTATGCTACGCTGCTTTTGCTATATAACATTTTGTGGCCTACTCAATTTATAAGGACCTACTCATATCTGAGTATATGCCAGTGGGACTCTATACCCGTAAAGGTGCGAATGGACGTAGGATGTATTTTAGAGATGGTAAGCTCATATCTAAGAAATCCTATGACACCTCACGCAAACGTAGATCCACCCGAAAAGGTCAGCGACGTAAAACCGCTCGAAGAGCATACACTGGCAAAAGATCAAGGAGAAATAATATGGCACGAAGAAAACCCGCAATGCCGCACCCTTCCATAACTGGAATGGCTGCAGGCTTGAGCGTAGCACAATACCTGAACCAGGGAACATCCAAAGCATTCGGTAAAGGAGTAATCGATGATGTATTGGGTGGTGATCTATCAGATGGGTTCCGAGCATTAACTGATAATGCAGTTGATTTAGCAACCTCAGCTTCAGGTAAAGCAGTTCTATCCTCAGCAATAGTATTGGCTACTGCAGGTGGACTCGCAAGAAAATGGTTCCCAAGTGTGAAACTTGGCGGAACCAAACTATACTTCAAAATATAAGGAGAAAAAATACACATGTCAGGACTACAAACTCGTACGTACACTCTCGCAGGCAGTTCACTGACCGCTGGGACGTTCACCAGCATCAGTCAGCTTCTCGGAAGTTCGCAAAGCACAACTAACCCTGAAGGGATGACTAAAGTTGTTAGAATAGCAATGAGCTGTTCACCAGATCACACTAGCGCCACAGATGGGTGCAGCGTTTTCAAATATGCCGGAGACGGCGTTTCGGTACAACAAATCTTCAGCGGACCATCTTGGTCTAACCAGGCAGCAGGACCACTTGACGGTAACAACGGAATGCCCGTTGTAGTTGAGAACTCTGCAGGTATCTTTGATATCATACCAGGTAACCAGATAGACTTCTCGGTAAGTTGCACAACAGCGGAAACAGTAGACGTAGCAGTATCAATCACTTACGCACCTTAGGATCATCATGGCTATCTTAGGCGGTGGACCAGGTGGCGGGGGTCCTGTTGGCTTTGCTAATAGTTTCACTGGTGCATCTTCAGCACTTGAGTACATGGGCGAACATGCTTATGCACAGTCAGGCCCTTTTGCTAAAGATACTAATGAACACACAATGATTGAGTACCAACAAGGTTCAAGGTATTTTGTAGGTACTATTTCATTTCATGGCACTACTGATATGAGTAATCCTTCTAATGGGAATATCAGTGCGTTCAACGTATCTTTTAACGATGCTAGTATATTTTTAGTAAAGACAGACTCAAGTGATGAGAACAGCCCTCACAGTTTAACTACACCTATTATAATTCCACCATATACAGAGGTTAAGATCACGGGACAAGATTACTCAGGGGGCGATGCAGGTGATACATCCATTACAATGACTGGTAGGATTTATTGAATGTACGAGGATTATAACCTGGAGCAACTGCTAATGCGTTTTCTCCTGGCTGCAGTAGCTATCCTAGAAGGAATTAGACAAGTTGGCTAATGGTATTAGAAGCGGAAACTCCTGGAGGATGGGGTTTAGGGGATGCTGATGCCTGGTTCGATAGGTTAACTGCTAACTCTGATCCTATTGGACCTCCAGACCCAGCCTTGGAAGAACAAGCAGAACAATTTAAAGATCAAGTAAAACGTTTTTGGCCCCTGGTATTGATTCCCTTGGCAATTCAGCTCTGGAAACGATTTAAGACAAGGGATGATGATGTACCCTGGGAAGCAATAGCCAGGGCAGTTGCACCAATAGTTGCTCCAATTATATTATCTGCAGTATGGGTTCTATTAACTAAATTTGATAAAAGAGTTGATTGGTTAGCTAATATGATTGCAGTATCTGAAATTATACCTGCTGTTGATCTGAATCTCCCTCCTGGTATTGTGCTAGGTTCGATGTATGCTTCTGCAGAGGATGTACAGAAGATTTTAACAGCTGTCATAAAAGCAGGAGAAAGGTTAACTGATCTTTCAGCTGAAGATTTAGCAGATCTAATCCCACAAATACCTCAAGAAAGTTTAGGAGAAGATTTACTCAGAGCTTTTGTTGGAGGGGAACCAGTGGGTACACTTATACTGGATATTGTTTTTGGTAAAGAATGACAGACGAAATATTCGCACTTGTTTGGGTCTTGAGCTTTGGGCTTTACTTGGTGATTTATACTTACTGGATTCCGCTAAGAACGCAAAAAAAGATTGAGTCCTGGTTAATGTCGGAAGAATCAGACGAAACTTTGTTAGCTAGCCTTGGAGTGATCACTAACCAAATCAGAGAGCAAGCCCTGGTCGACTTCGAGGAGTTTATGATCCCTCAAGGTAGAAAGGCAGCGATAGATTTTTGGAACGGTGCTATGGGGAATGCTGCCCAGAAATTGAGCGGTACGGAGGAAGGATCTCAGCTGTCTTTGTTGCATAGTATGACTGAAGAATTAAAGGATCAACCCTGGTATGTTCAGGCCGCTGCCAGTAAGTTGATCCCAGTGATCTCGAAAGCTGCAGAAAACAAACCAAAAGAGAAAGTAACCAAACTAGTACACGGCAAGTTCGGGTTTGACTAGCCCCTGGAACGCCAAACAACGGCCCTGGAGGGCCTTTTAACGGCCCAAACTCGCCTTTTATACCCCTTGCTACCCCACCTCCACTTCTAATCCTTTACGTTTCTTGAATGGATTTTGGTTGTAAAGCATAGTTTTCTGCCCTTTCTCCTAGTATGCGTCTAAAAGGTTTTGTTTCGGCAATGTTTGCATTTTAATTCGTTTGAAGGAACTGAAGAATGCAAAGGATCATTGCAACTTATACAACGTCTAAAGGCGCGGGGCATTAGGTACTGCAATCCAGTTTTCCTTAATCACCCTGGTTAGGATCTCCTGGCATGTAAAACAAATTGTGACTTCATTACTATACCTGTCATGCTTGTGTTTATTCTGCAGACAGATATTACAACGGCGCTTCATGCCTCCACCCAGATGTTTCCGTCCTCTCTGCAGGAGATGGTCCAGGTAAGTTCATACCAATCCTTCTGGAAGTCTTCTACTTCATTAGCAAAGAGATCCACAATGGTAACTCTCACAACGTGACAGTTAGTTCTCCAGGTAAGTCTTTTGCCTTCCTTTCGAAGAAGGTTAAGATAGTCAGGATGGGGATGAGAAAGTAATTGAACCTGAATGTCAAACTTACTTCCGTGCTCTGTTTCTACAGGCTTTGGATCAGTGAGGAATTTTACTTCGCACTCCTGTCCCTTCTCAAGGCCACGCATCAAGGATGGCGTGCCCAGGCTATACGTCT